GTGCAGGGCATAGAGCCCAGGCGCAAACAAGTTAGCTGTTTCGTATTCGATATCAACATAAGGATATTCGGCCGGGCCTTCGGGCCATGCAAGGTCTGGAACATCGACCAGCATTCCCTCGGCAGAAGTGGTGTAGCGCGTAGGAGTCACGGGACAGTCGTACCGGATCTTCTTGCGCCACACCCGCACCAGGAGATTCTCGCCCCGTGGGACCGGTGTGTTCAGCGCGGCCGCCTTCTCGATCGACACCAAAACGCGCAGGTCCGTCCACATGTACCGATAAAGCGCCTGGCCGGCGGACGAAGACAGCGCGCCGATGACGATCAGCAGCAGGGCCCAGCGCGGTGTAATGAGCCGGAGCTTTTGCATCACTTGCTTCCCAGCGCTTTGACAAACGCCTCGAAGCCAGTCACCACCCAGCCGCCAAGCGTTGTCGCGACACCGCCCAGCAGCAGCAGGACCAGCGCGCCCGACGCCTTGTCGCAGCGGTTGCGCTGCCGGTTTACCCACCCCAGGTCGTCGCGCGCACGGCTCATGCTTTCGACGCTGTTCACGTCGATCCCAAGCACCCGGAACTGCTCAAGCACCTCGGCCTGCACTTCCCGGCGGACCTGCTCAAGATCGACCGGGTCGTTCACCGGATGACCTCGACGTCGATGAAGCACGCGCCGCGGTTGGCGCCGGCGATCACCGTCACAGTCCCGCCCGTGTTGTTTGTGATCATCGGTTCGAAGTAGTCGCCGGGCGACACGGGGATGATCCCACTTTGCACCTGTAGCGCGCCGGAGCTTCCGCCCGTGGGAAAGAAGCTCGAGCGCGGCGAGCCCGCCCACGTCGTTGAGCCGTTCTTCATCAGCGCGAAGTCCACGATGCCGCCGCCGCTGGCGACCTGCAGGGCCACGTTCACCGTGATCCGCACCCGGCTGATCCCGCGTCCCGACGGGATCGTGATCCGCCCGCCGGCGTGGTAGCTGTCGTCGTCGTAATCTTCGGTCGCCGCCGACCACAGGCCCGCGCAGCTGCCGCTGCTACTGGACGAGAATGCCGCCGTGGCGCCCGCCGGGGCCACCGCCCGCGCACCGCGCCCGGCCGCGTCCATATAGACCGTCGTGCTGGACCCGATGCTGGCCCAGGTGGCGACGTTCGAGTAGCTGTTCCCCTGCACCTTCACGCGGCTGGACGCACCCGACACCGTGACGCCGGTCGCGGACCCGGCGCCGGCGGCTTCGATCAGGTTGCCCGTGATTGTGCCCGGCCCGGACGAGTTGGCCGACCAGATCGACGTGTCCTTGATGGTTCGCAGCACGTTGTTGCTGACGGTGAAGTTCGTCGTCGCGTCGAGGACAATGCCGTTCACCGACGACGCGGACGGGTAGGCGCTTTCGATCTTGTTGCCGCTCACGACGACGTCGCGGCACGAGGCGAGATTGATAAGGTTGCCGGCGAGGTTCTGAAGCGCGGCTGTCGCGCACCCGTGGTAGAAGTCGTTGCCGATGATGTTCACGGCCGTCATGTTCGTGACGGAGATGATGTCGGACCCGCCGTTCAGGTGCATCTGGCTGATAAAGCACGCGCCGGCTAAGGTCGCGCCGCTCCGGTCAACTCGGATCGGATGGCGGCACTCCCAGATTTCGCCCTTCGATCCGTAGATGCCCTCGACCGCGCCGGTGGCGTGCAGGCCGTAGTAGCAGCTTTGGATCGACAGCTGGTTCCAGATCATTTGGAACTGAGCCGTGCCGGTCGTCGCGATCCAGCGGATGCCGGTGATCCCCGCGATAGCGCCGCCGCCGGCAGCGGTCGGGCCCCAGATCGTCACGTTGTCCAGGTTGACGAACCCGACCTCGTTAAGCTCGATGAAGGTGTTGAAGGTCGCCGACGAATGCGCGTTCGTGCCGCGCAGCCACAAGTCGCGGAACAGGTGGCGGCCTTCGTTGTAGCCGCTGTGCTCGACGGCAATGGCGCGGCCGCCCTGGCTGCCGGTCTTCTCGATTGCCATGCCGACGACAGCGAGCGCGTAGCCGTCGGCTTCCCCGCCGCTTAGTTGCAGCACCAGACCGTCGCCGGCGTGGTTAGCCTGCAACGTCGTCAGGTTGACGCCGTCGCCACGCACCATCAGGAACTTCCGGGCGATCGTCAGCGCGCCCGTGAGCCGGTAAATGCCGGCTGGGAAATAGAGCACCGCCCGCGTCGCTGGCAGGGCCGCAATCGCCGAGTTGATCGCCGACGTGTCATCGGTCGCACCGTCGCCGGTCGCGCCGTAGTCCTTGACGTTGATCCATTCCAGCGTGGTCCCGCCGGTCCCCGCCGCGTTAGACGACGCCGCGCTGATCCGCCCATAGGCGTCAACCGTCACAGTCGCCCGGGCATAGGTGCCTGGAGCCACGCCGGTCATCGCCAGCGCCAGCGCGCGGTCGGCGGACAGGTCGCCGCCGCCCGTCAGCCCGGCGCCCGCCGTAATCTGCCGGGTCGGGGGGACCGGCGCGTCGCCGTTGGCCGCCGCCGTCAGCCGGCCCTGCGCGTCCACCGTGAAAGAGCCATAGGTGTAGGAGCCCGCCGCGACCGCCGTGTTCGCCAGGGCAAAAGAACGGTCCGCCGTTAGGTCGCCGCCGCCGGTCAAGCCGGTGCCAGCCGTGAGCACGCGGCTGGTCGGCACGTCGGCGCCCGCCGGGTTGCTAGCGGCGGCCGTCACCCGGCCGAAGCTGTCCACGGTGAAGCTTGGGTTCGTGTAAGCGCCGGGCGTGACGCCGCTCGCCGCCATGCCGAGGGTCCGGTCGGCAGACAGGTCGCCGCCGCCTGTTAGCGGCGCGGTCGTGGCGATCGCCCTGGTCTCGATCACCGGGGCCGAGGGGTTCGCCGCAATGCTGGTGACGATGCCTTTCGAGTTTACCGTGATCGTGGCGTTCTGGTAGGTGCCGGCCGACACGCCGCTGTTCGCCAGCGAGAGGGTCAGGTCGTTGTTCAGCGTGCCGCCGCCGGACAACGGAGACTGCGTCGTGATCGCCCGGGTAACAGGGACGCCACCGGAGCTCGCGCCCGTCGAAACCGCGATTGTGCGGCCGTAGCCGTCGACCGTCACCGTCGCGTTCGAGTAGGTGCCGGGAGTCACAGCCACCGTCGCCAGCGACAGTTCCCGGTCGGCGGACAGGTCGCCGCCGCCGGTAAGCCCGGTTCCGGCGTTTACCCGGCGGGTCGTCGGCACTCGGCTCGGGTCGGTCACCACGGTCACGCCGTCCGGCGCTTCGGCCATTGCCACGTTGCCGTCGTCATCGAACCCGATCAGCTTGCCCGCGCGTTCGGCCGCGGTGCCCGGCAGGAACAGCGACGGGGTCTAGGTGTCGTGGTCGGGCACGCGGACCGCCCGCTCCGCCCGCTCGTTGATCTCCTGCGCGATCGCCGTCAGCCGGTCCAGGTCGCGGTTCAGGATCTCGATGGACAGGGCCGAGCCGGTCGGGAAGTCGCTCTCGCGGGAGATGGCCGTCGAGCGGATCAGCGCGACCGTCACGTTGGTCACGCCGGCGGTCATCGCGACCGAGCCGCCCAGGTAGCCGACGTCGTCCGCTTCGATGGCGTTGATGTCTTAGTCGTCGCCGCGGACCTGTAAGGCGCCGTCGACATAAACGTCGATGTCGTCCAGAGCGAAGAAGGGCCAGGGGATCTCGAAGGACGACGTCGAGACGCCCCCTACGCTGTAGACCCGCTGGATGTCGGCTTCAGTGACCTTGAGAGTGGGCATCGGGGCCTCCGGCTGGAACGCCCCAATGCTCTACTTTCGCGTTATCGCCTCAATGCACTGGCGAATTACCGGTCGCCGCTGACCGCGCCGGTGCCCAACATTCCGGCGCCCCTGATGCCCGCCTCGACCTGGTCGAACACCATGTCCAGGTGCGCCGTGTTCTGGTACGGCAGCACCCGCCGCATAGCCTTCGCTGTGTACTGGTCGAACTCGCCGCCCATCACATCGGTGACAATGCCGGCGATGTTCGCCGCCTGAGCGCCGGCCGGCCCCGCCAGCACACCGGCCAGCGTGCGCGACGAGGGGCGATACTCGCGGGCGTCGCCAAACAGCGGCCGCAGACCGATGGTGTTGCCGCTCAGGCGCTCGATGACGTTGTTCGGCTCAAGGAACCAGCCCATGACACCGGCACGGTCGAGGCCGCTCAGAATGGCGTCGAACGGGTCCGTCGCCGGCGCGTAGCCGCCCTGCCGCGACCTGATCTGGTCGATCATCACGCCGATGCCCGTTGCGATCGCCAGCATGGCAATCACGTCCGTGTCCCGCTGCTGTAGAGCCGGGATCATGGTCCTGTAGACGCTGGACATCATGAAGGACTTGAACTGAGCGACCAGGGACAGATAGGGCTGGGACAGCCAGCTTGGCGACGTCCCCTTGATGCCCAGCGTCTTGTCGAGGGTCTGGCTCATCCACAACGGGCGCTCGGAGACGCCCGGCGTGAGGATCACGATGTTGAGCTCCCTCGACAGCGCCGCCCGGAAGACGTCGGCCGCCGCCTGATTTCCCCAGGTCGACGCCTGGGCAATGATGTTGTGGTCCGTCCGGTGCCAGTTGGCCGCTTCGTCAGCCATGCGCCGCGCCATGCCGGCGTCGATGCCGTTGGCCGCAAGGCGCGCGATCACCTTCGGCGATGCCTTGCCGCGGCTCAGGGCTTCCACATCCGATAGGATCTTGGTGCTGATCACCAGAGACGACGCCGACTTCAGGGTCTCGTTCCAGAAGTTCATGAGGTTGAGGTTGAAGGTCTGCTGTCCAACCTCCGCGGCGATCCGCTCGGCCCGGCTAAAGGCGCCGACCGCTTCGCCGATGTCGGCGAACACCGCGGCGCGGGTGCCCAGCACCATGTCCCACGCTTCGCCCACGGCCCGCGCTTCCGACTTCGCCATCGTGTAGAGGGCCGGGTTTCGAAGCGCCTCGAACAGCGAGCCGAACGACTTCTGTAGCCCGTTGGCGGTGACGACACGGGCGACGTCCGGCACTGCCGCCAGGGCGCCGGTGAGCATAGTCGCGACGTTCCAGTTTTTCGCGATCCGAATGGCCCGGCTGACCGGGTGCTCCGGGTCCGGCGGGATCATGTAGGTGCCCCGCAGGAGATCACGTACCGCCTTCAGGTCCTCGAGACGCTCGTCGCGGGCGTGTCGTAGCCGGGCGCGCTCGGCCGGTGTCGTCGCTGCCTGGCTCTTGGTTTCATAGGCGGCTGCGACGTCGGCCAGCTGCTCGCCCATGTCCGCGGTTCCGAAGGCGCGGGCAAGCTCAATGTCCGGCGACATCGTCCGCATGTAGAGCGTGCCCCCGTTGAGCACGTCGGTGTCGAGCCACTCGCTCCACGCCAGCGGGTCGTCCACCAGGGTCCGCTCATGCAGCGACCTTGGGGTGCCGACTCGGTTGCTGTCGTCCAGGTGCCGGAAGGGCGCCTTCTGCAAGACCTGGTCGACGGCCTGCTCTGCCTCCGCCCGGGAGATGCGCTTCTTGACCTGGACGAACGCAACGAAGTCGTCACGGCGGGACCTGATCTTCTCCTTGTCGAAGATGACGTTCACAAACCGGTCGCGGTTGCGGTTGATCCCGTCCGTCCGCCCCTGGATCTCCGCTTTGATCCGGGCGCTCTCGGCCGGGTCCTTGACGGACCTCAGCTGCTCGCGCAGGTCCTTGACGTGCAGTTCGAGATCCATCGCGTCATCGACCAGACGGTTGTACATATCCCGGGTCGAACGCGACGCGCGCCGTACAGCATCCCCAGGCGCCCAATCCGCGCTGTCGACGTGGCCGCGTGCCATGTCCTCCCACACGGCGCGGCGGAAGGACCCAAAATCGCCGCCGGTGCCGCGCGTGCGCTGCTCCATGTCAGACAGCAGGACCGTTCCGAGACGTGGGGCCTCGCCGCGCTCCTTGAGCCATTCCAGATACTCAGTATCGAGACCGCGGCGCGATTCGGCATGGAGCGGCCGCCACGTCCGCCGCAGCGTATTTTCCACGCTCACGCCCGTCGCCTCGCCGCGCCGGTTCTTGTTCAGCAGGTAGGGCACCTCAAGAAGCAGCTCTCCGAGCTCCGTCACCTCCGGGATGTCTGTCGAATGCATGATCCTGGTGATCGGCGCGACGGCGTCGGGGACCTTTTCGAGCCCCATCGCGTCCGCTATCCCGTTCTTCCAGATCCGCTCCGCATCGGTCGGCATAGCGCCCGTACCGGCGGCGCCCACGCTTCGGGCCTCCGCTGACAGCGGGTCGCGCACATGGAAGGGGTCGACGGCGCTGTTCTCTCCACGGATAGCGCCGACCTGGGCCGCGGACCGAACGGCGTCTTCGACCATCTGCTCCGGCCCCCGCTTCATGCGGACGATCTTGTTGCCGGCGTAGAGGACCCCCTGAAGGGTCGCGGCGATCGCGCTGCCGAAGGCCACGTTCATCGTGGCTTCTTCAAGGCTGCGCTCGCTCGACATGCCCGTGGCGAGCGCCTCTTCGGCGGTCATCGTCAACGCCGTCACACCCACCGTCCGGGCAATCGACGCCAGACGCAGCGGGGCCGCGAACGGGATATAGCTCGACGGATACAGGGCCGCGGTCGCGAGCGCCCCGGCGACCGCCGCCTGCGGGGACAGCCCCAGATCACGCGCACGCTTCAGGCGGTCGTCCTCGATGCTCGAAGAGATCCAGTCGAACTCGGCCTGCGACCGCGCCCCTCGGAGCACATCAATGTCCCCGACGTTCCCCCGCTTGATCGCTGCGCCATACGGGTTGAAGTCCGGCTCGTCGGCAAACGACGGACGCCGCAAGTAGTCGAAACTGGGCAAGGCCTGGGCCGCGCCGGCGACCATGCCGCGCCGCACCGACGTCATGTCTTGCCGCAGAAGGCCGGGGCCTTGGCTCACGAACGTGTTTGGCGCCGGGAGGTCTCTCACACCCCCGGGCGCCACCGGCTGATCGAACTCGGCGATGGTGTCGTAGTCGATCATTGCTTGGTCCCCATCATGTTCTTGGCAAATCCGACCTGCTCGTTGCCGAACATGAACAGGCTCTGCACTCGACCATCCTCGGCGTGATAAGTCAGGCGAACCGGCGGGCGCTCGCCGTCGGGTTGCAACAGGATGGCGTAGCGAGGCCGCCCATCGGCACCGAAGCCTTGCGGCTCAACCCACAGCCGGCGGCCGGTGACCAGGAAGCTCATGCGGACTGCCGTCAAAACGTCTTGCCGGAGGTTGTCGACGCTGAGCTTGGAGCCGTCGGCCAGCGTCACAGAGAGACCGTTCAGGCTCTCCTGCAAGGTGTTCTTTCGCATCGACATCAGCGCCTGCACCGACATCGCGGAAAGGACGTAGCTGTGATACCCCGCCGCTTCCGGATAGGCGAGTTCCGGCGGATCGAGAGTGAGCACCTTGCTGCCGCCTTCGACCGGCCGGGTGATCCCGGAAACGCCCATTCGGGGGAGCAGTCGATCGACCGCTCCGTTTGCTAACTGCCGCTCCGTCAGGGCCACCGGGGAGGCGGTGTTCAGAACGGACGCCGACAGCCTGACATGGGTTTCCACCCGCGGGTCGACGGCCACGCTTTCCGCGCCAAGGGACAGCATGACGCCGCGGCCGCTCGCGGTTTCCGTGATCGACGGGACGGCCAGGGTGCCATCGCCACCCAGCGCCCGGCTCATCCGGGCGAGCCACGTCGCATCCGACAGGCCCTCCTGAAGCCGTGCGCCGATTGCCTCGTTGACGACGGCTGGATCAGACGACAGGCGGGCGATGGCCTTGTCCTTCTCTTCCCGAACCGCAGGGTCTTCGGGGCGGAAGGACGCCTGAGCGAACTTGCTGATCTCGACCGGCTGGACCTTGTTGGCGATCATGTCGCGGATCGTCAGCCAGATGCCCTGTTCGCGCGCCTGGCCCTCCCACAGACCATAGCGGCCCAGCTGCACCGACAAGTCGGACATCTGCCGAAGCTCATCCTCGGTCCGGCTGCCGATCACGGCGAACTGCCGCTTGATCGAAGACGGCACCATTTCCGCCCGCGACGCCACGGCAATGATCTTCATGTAATCGGCATCCGAGCCGACATTCAGCTTGAGGGCGTCGGCATACTTGTTGATCGCCCGGCGCTCTTCGTCGGTATAGGCGCCGCCGCCACCGTCCATAATCCGCGTCGCGGTGACGGCCCACTCGTTGCCCTCGGCTGCCTTGTCGTAGGCCGCCAGGACCTGCTTCCCGTGGGTCTCGCTCACAGAACCTTCGCGCATCATTTCGATGACAGCCTCAGGCGCCGGCGGCGGGTTGGACGGATCGGGCGTCGCTGTTCCCTCGATTTGGCGCACCCACTCCTGGGTCTGAGCCGCAGCGGTGGCTGCGTCGCGAGCCTTCACGGCGTCCGCAGTGGCCTTGTCGCGCTTCACCTGGTTGTCCACCAAGATCCGCACCTCTGCGCGCCGGCGCTTTTCGATCAGTGCCGACCGGACCTTATAGGGGAGGATGTCGAAGGCGCCTTCCGGCGGCAGCTCCGACAACATCCCCGTCGTGACCGCGTTGACGATCTGCGTCTCAGCCGCAGCCGCCACGGCAGCGTCGGTTTCCTCCGCGGCGGTGGCCTGGAACCCTGTGATCGCAACATCGCGGGCGGCCTTGGCGCGGGCACGCTGCACTGTGTCGAGGCCCGAAGGCACGGCGAGTTTGGCGACGTCCGACAGTTCCCGTGCCTTCTTCAGCTCGGCTTCGTAATTGATGAGCGCAACCTCGCGCTCCTCTTTGGTCGAAACCATCGACTCGTCGGCCTCGTTGCGGGCCAGATCGGTCGCGGCCTCCATTTCCTCGGGCGTCATCGACAGCTTGGTTCCGTCGAGCCCGTCGAGGAACTTGTTCATGGCGTCGGCGCCCTGCTCGCGCCGGATCGTGACGGCGGTCTGCCGCGCCCATTCGCCGTATGCCCACTTGTTCAGGTTCACGCCGACCTGAGCCAGCGCGGTCGGTGTGATGATCCCGCGATCGGCAAGCCCTACGGCATACTCGCGCAGGACCTGGGCGTGGGTTTCCGCCAGCTTCGTCGGGTCGAAGTCGGTCCGCCCGGTCTGTGCAGCGGCGGCGATCTCGGACCCCAGCTGCGACTTCACCTTGCCGGCCAGAACTTCGAACTGAGCCTTTGCGTCGTCGTTCTGGCGAGCCCGCGCCACGTCGTACTGGCGCGACACGCCGGCGGCGCCGATCGCGCGCACCCGCTCGTCATAGAGCGCGACGCGCTGCTCCTCGGCCGGGCCCAGCATTTCGCCGAGACCCTTGATGCGCTCCCGGCGCCAGGCGTCATAGGTCCGCAGAATGACGTCCGGCTGCCCCTCATGCTGGCGCGACAGCTGGTCGATCTGGACACGCGCGTCGGTTTCCAGCTTTGCCTGCTGCGTCTGAAGGAAAAGCTGGTGGTCCTCCTGCATGGTCCGCGACAAGTCGCGAGCGAAACCGGCCGCGTTGCTGGCGAGGGCCTCGTAGCCGGCTGCAGAAACGCGAAGGCCGGAAGCTGCCGTAGGCGCCACCGGCCGGACCGTCGTGCGGCGTTCGCCGCGGATGAGCTCTGCCATCGTGGACCCCTCAGGTCATCAGGTATTTGTTGTCGCCAATCAGGTCGCCGGTGAGCCCTTTCTTGGCGCCGGTCGCGTTGGTCTTGTAGTCGTAACCGCCGCGCAGGAGCGTCGTCGTGCCGCC